AAGATGTGGGACTATGCTACGAAGGATGGGGATGTGGTCGCAGGAGGATTGGAAAGGCCGGGCGGAGAGGGACTTTCTGAGACTGGCAAAGCGTGGTCTCGAATTATCTTGGCAGAGACTCGAGAAGAGTTTTTTGCTCTTGTCTCGGAACTGGATCCTCGGTCACTTTGCGTCAACTTCCAATCTCTTCGAACCTATGCCGACTGGAAATATCGACCCACTCGTGATCCGTACATCAGTCCCCCAGGCATATCTTTCAGCACGGACCAATTTCCAGAACTTGCAGACTGGGTACAACGATCTTTGGTTGGACATGAGGGTAGTGGTAAGTCATCCTTTAACTATCTTGCCCGTCGCCGCGGGGGGTCCCTTCGGGGAGGTACTCCCTCCCTTCGGGGGGCCCCTCTCCCCCCTCGTCCCTCCCTTGCTCGAGGGCGCCGGTATACAGTAAGACTAGGGGGCCTGCGGCGCTGTTAATTCAGTGCTTAGTCATTCCTGCCGCTTGAAGGTCCTGCCAGGTGCAATGCTTAGTAATCTGTGACTAATATTCTATTTTTAGGACGTCAACAATCCCTAGTCCTTTACGGCGCAACACGGTTGGGTAAAACACTTTGGGCTCGATCACTTGGCAAACATGCATATTTTGGAGGTTTATTTTCATTGGACGAGCCCCTCGATGACGTCGAATATGCTGTATTCGATGACATGCAGGGTGGCTTGAAATTCTTTCATTCGTACAAGTTCTGGCTAGGCTGCCAGAAACAGTTCTACGCTACGGACAAATACAAAGGGAAGAAATTGATTGATTGGGGTAAACCATGTATCTACTTGTCCAACACTAACCCTCTTTGCGATGAGGGTGTGGACCATGATTGGCTGTTGGGGAACTGCACTCTCGTTGAGATTACAGAGCCTATCTTTCATGCCAATACAGAGTAGCTTCGGGTTGGAAGGCGAGGGTATCAGTGGCGTTTAGGGTACTAGCATCGAAGAAATCCAATACATAGTAGTCTCCCATACCAGCTCGACCTAATGTAGATAGATCGCCACCTGTTTCGTTTTCGCCATTTTCGTCGTTTCCATACATAAGGTTTTGATTCATTGGATACCAATGACGAGAGCGGAAGAAGCGTCCTTGGGCGTTACCAGAGGACAGAGTACGCAAAGAGTCATAGTAGACCTTGATGCGGTTGGTGTCAGGCTTGGCTACGAAGACATCTTGCCAATCAACGTTCTGAGCACCCTTGAAAATATAGTCGGTCGCGGCGGTAATAGCTGAAGATCCACCGATATTACGTAACATACGAACCCAGCCTGAGCTAGTTTCGAGAGAGACAGGGGTTTGGAAAGGAAGACCCTTGCACGTGAAACACAACCGACGCCAGCGCCAGGCAGCAGCTGAGTTTGTCGTCATAATGATGTTCTCTTTTAGACCACGCATGTATACGAGGTCACGTTCACGAACAGATGACGCAGTTGGATCCACACCAGCACCCGTGCCACGATCACGAGATGTTGCACACCAGAGGAATGCAGCTCCCGTACCCGGGATACTGAAAGGACCCTGAACAGGGTTTGCACCGATAGAGTCTGTACGAACAGCCAACATGTTGTCTTGTTTCTTTACAGAGGACGTATTGAGGATACGACGACGGGTGAAGGATCGTCTGGGGGTGCGGCGGTAACGAGTAGTAGTGCGACGCGAAGTTCTGCGAGAGACGCGCCTGGAAGAACGGACACGTGAGCGTGTCGAACGACGAGCATATCTGCGACGGAAAGCCATTTTGGTTGTCCGTAGGAAAAGGGAGGGAAGGTGTCTATTTATAGTTCGAGGATTAGAAATCACTCGGCGATAAGACGGACTTATCGGACTTAGTGCACTATATAAGTGACACCGACACCGTTCCACTGTAGAGTATAATATTAAAACTCTACAGTGTCACTCATGGATCACGTGGAATCATGCCTTTTCGCTTCGCCGCCCGATACGCCCTCCTCACCTATGCTCAGTGCGGGGAGTTGGATCCCTTCCTTGTTGTCAACCATCTTGGACAACTTGGAGCTGAGTGTATCATTGGACGAGAAAATCACGAAGATGGAGGAATTCATCTCCATGCTTTCACAGACTTCGGACGGAAGTTTCAGTCAAGAAATGAGCGTGTATTCGATGTGGACGGACGCCACCCAAACATTAAGGTTGGCTCGCGAACACCGGAAAAGATGTGGGACTATGCTACGAAGGATGGGGATGTGGTCGCAGGAGGATTGGAAAGGCCGGGCGGAGAGGGACTTTCTGAGACTGGCAAAGCGTGGTCT